CTGAAGCCCCGAAGGGGCGAGAAGTCCGGAGGACGCTTCTTATTCTTAGAAGAGAGCTAGACCTTTAGATATAAGTAGTTACAAAAAGTTTAATGTGGTATAGCACATTAAACAGGGTAGTTTAATGTGACATAGCATATTAAACTGAAGTTAAGTATTGCTATTTGTCGTTTTTTAGGTAATATGTGATCGTTATGAAAAGAAACCAGGATGGGTATCACCACAGGAATTTTGTTTATATAATAGAAAAAAGGACCGCAGGTGGGAAGTGGAAGCTGGAGTGGGACTTTGGAGCCTACCTAACCTATGACGTGGCTGAGCAGTGTATGAAGGATTTCGAGAGGTATAACAAACACCCGGAGGATTATAGATTAGTTATGTATATAAGCGAGAAGCCGCACGATGAATAAGAAAAGCCTGAACATCCTATAGAGTACCGATGAACAGGCTTTCTTAGAACCCAAAGGCTAAACAATAGAAATTGTATCCAGGAAAGGTATTCTAGTCAATGTTTAATAAATTTCAATTAGGAACTCCGCCCGCGACTTTTTTATCTAATAATAAAGTCTCAAGTAATGCCGCCCTGGTGTTGCTTAAAATGATGTACAAGATCAATCGCGTAAATATGGTAATAGGGACCCCTAAGACAATATGCGAGAAATCCGGTATGACGCTTTACGATTTTTCGATGGGTATCCGTGATTTGAAGAAATGCGATCTAATCAGGAAATACACCAAAAAAGAGTATATGCTTAATCCAGATGTTATGTTTAACGGGAATGACAAGCAGTATTTTATAGTTAAGCACATGTGGGATACGCAAACCAGTCGAGGGCTGAGAAGTGAGTAAGTACATTAATACTAATGAACACAAAGACTTATCACGTACAGCTCACGCGCTGGTGCTCCCACTTATACTATTATCTAATAAAAACAATGAGATAGGTAAGAAGGCATTTACTAAATTTGTAGGCTGGATAAATGACTACCGTACCTGGAATAAGTACTGGGCGGAATTAGTAGATAAAGGTGTTTTAATACAAGTAGATAAGGACATATGGATGGTATCCCCGCATGAATGTTATGCGGATGGAGTCTCTCATACTACATTAATCCACAAATGGAACGAGGTTCGTAATGCAATTAAGTAATCTAAGAGATACCGAGACTGATTTAGAAACAACAGATCATTTAACTAAAGAGCAGCTATTCGGTGTTATGCCCGATAAACGCTTTCGAAAGCACATAACTGACGAGGTTGTTGCTGTTATTAATTCGGAGCCGGATTCTGAGTTAAGAAGAGTATTCAGAGACAATGTATTAACCTATTCTTCAGTATTATCCACTGGAAAACACTCTTTAGGGGCTTATGTTAATGCTATTAAGTTCGTATCTCTAAGATTAATGGGAGATAAGGCCTCTACTGCTTATAGTAAAGTATTTCCTGATCGATATCAGAATTTAATAGATAAAGGCGCTTCTGCTTCGTATATAGCTAGTTTTGCGGATAATTATGGTAAAAATGCCCTAATTACCAAAATTATGGAACAAACTATGGTTCCTACGCATATATTAAATGCGGGTGTCTACCAGGAAGCTATTAATGTACAGGCGGACTTAATGCATACAGCTAAATCGGAACTAGTAAGGCAGAAAGCAGCTGAAAGTTTAATAAGCAACTTAACTGCTCCAACCGCAGCTAAACTAGAAATTGATATTGGTTATAGTAATGATCTGGTAGATGAACTTAGAGCAACTACAAAAGCCCTTGCTCAACAGCAGCTAAAAATGATATTAAATGGGCAGTCCAGTGCTAAAGAGATAGCGCATAGCGAAATAATAGCTAAGAAGATTGAGCCGGTAGAAACCACTTATGAGGTGATTGATGAAAAATGACGTTTCAGATATACTTAAGGTACTCCCGCATAAATACCCGTTTCTTATGGTGGATAAGGTTATAAGTAAAACTGATACAAATATAGTTACTTTAAAAAATGTATCGCATAACGAGCCTTATTTTAGCGGGCATTTTCCTGATTTTCCTATTATGCCAGGAGTACTTATACTAGAGGGGATGTTTCAGTCTGGGGGATTACTATTCGGTTTCGTCAATCTAGATAAAGGACAATTAGTTTATGTAGCCACGGTAGATAAGGTTAAATTCATTAAACCTGTACTTCCTGGGGATCAAATAAAATTTGATATAAACATCACTACTAATTTATCTAAATATGCTAAATTTTCTGGTAAAGCATATGTCGATGATACATTAATAGCTCAAGGTACATGGACATCCTTAATAGTAAATAATACAAAGGAGTAATATGACTCAGATAGTGGTTTTAAAATGGTTGGTTTGGATGATAGCAATTAATACGTTAACTCTATTAGCTAATAATTTCCTAATTACGATAATGATGGGTTGGTTCGATTCCCCATTCGGGTAAACGTGAGGTGAAGAATGTCCCTAGTTAAAAAAACGGTAGATGAGTGGCTTAATGATATCGACTATGATGACGACCCTACTTACGCGCCCAGTGAGTTTGCTCTGGAGTTTATTTCGTTTATCAAGTTAGTTAATGGTGAAAAAGGAGAAGAAAACAAGACCCCGATAATTCATTATAAAATGCTGGATAAAATAGCGGGTAAAAACCAGAACACCGCCAATATGTGCGCGCGGGGACTGGCTAAGACGACTATCTTTGCTGAGTACCTGTTTTTATATCTAGCTGTATATGGGGCTATTCCTAAATTCGGAACGGTAGACTATGCGTTATATCTTTCAGATAGTATTGAAAATGGTGTAAAGAAAATGCGTCTTCGTGTAGAAAGGCGTTGTGAAAATAGTGAATTTTTGAAAAAATATATTACTAGTACTAGATTCACTGATATTAGATGGTACTTTAAAAATGCTGAAGGTAAAGAATTTGTTGTTACCGGGCATGGCGCAAAAACCGGTGTTCGTGGTACAGTTGAATTGAATACGAGACCACAACTTGCTGTGCTTGACGATCTATTAGGAGATGAAGATGCTAGGTCTGCGACGATTATTGAAAATGTGGAAAATACTGTCTATTCGGCAATTGATTACGCATTACATCCCAATAAAAGGAAAGTTATTTGGTCTGGGACTCCGTTCAACGCTAAGGATCCTTTGTACAAAGCGATTGAGTCAGGTGTTTGGTATGTTAACGTATACCCGGTTTGTGAAGTGTTCCCGTGCTCGCGTGAAGAGTTTAAAGGCGCTTGGGAAGATAGATTTAGTTATGATTATGTAAATAATCAATACCTTAAGGCTAAAGGGGCCGGCCAGCTAGACTCATTTAATCAGGAGTTGATGTTACGTATTACATCAGAAGAAGATAGGTTAATCAAGGATTCAGATATAATCTGGTATAAACGTAGTACCTTATTGAAAAATAAGGGCGCATATAACTTTTATATTACTACTGATTTTGCAACTAGCGATAGAGAACATGCTGATTTTAGTGTAATTAATGTCTGGGCTCTTAATAACAATGGGGATTGGCTTTGGGTGGATGGATTTTGCAAACGTGCGTTAATGAACCATACAATAGATGAGCTGTTTCGTTTAGTTCAAGAATATCGACCGCAGGAAGTAGGTATTGAAGTTACTGGACAACAGGGCGGATTTATCAGTTGGATCCAAAATGAAATGGGTCAACGTAATAATTATTTTACTTTGTCTAAAGGAAAAAATAGTAATACAATAGGAATCAGGCCAACTAAGGATAAGATGAGCAGGTTTCAGCAGAACGCTGTTCCCTTATTTAAAGCTAAAAAAATATGGTTGCCAGAAGAATTAAAAGATAGCGAGGAACTTGTAGAGTTGCTTTTTGAGATATCTTTAGCTACTCTAAAGGGGTTTAAAAGTAAACATGATGACCACATAGATACAATTACTATGTTGGCAGAATTAAATGCATGGAAACCAAGTGAAGTGGGGCCACAGGAAGAAGAAGATGATAAATTAGAAAACTCAGTTATGTGGGGTGATGATGGTAGTACTAAAAAAGTAGGAGACAGTTCCTACTTTGTTTAACAACGCGGGTCAACCCAAACAGCTACTCCTTTCCGGCTCCCTGGGTTGACGTGTGCCTCCTGGATAGGTGGGGGTTTGGTAGCCCTCACCTATCTGCCTTCTTAGAGGATGATATGAAAGTTTCTGAATATATTGATTACTTAGCTACCGGAGAATGCAGCAAGCTTGCTATTGCCAGTGTTGGGGATATGTCTTCTAATCCAGATCCAGTTCCAAGTGCAGTACAAACAGTTAATCAAAATAAATTTATTAACTATGTAAATTTAGCTAATTTAGCTTTACATAAAAGATTTCATTTACTGGTGAAAACTTATGAAATGGATAATCCATTAAACGGGGAAGAATATACTTTACCTTCAAATTTTCTTGTTCCTATTCATGCATACTACGCTTCAGATTACGTACAAGTACCTATTAAAGACGATTCGGTAAAATTAATATCTGATGTAGATCACCATGTGTCTATTCTTATACCTGAACCGTTTAAAGCAATTATTAAGGGGACTGACGCAGAAACTCCTGTACGTACTCAAATTCTCTTAAAATATGCAGCAGCACCTACAAAAGTTAAAACAACCTACGCAGATTTAAAAATTAATGAAGTATACACAGAAGCATTGCTGAATTATTCAGCATATAAAGCACATGGTGCTATTAGTGGAGATATGAAAGATGAAAATAATACTTACTACATGCGTTATGAAGCTAGCTGCAAACAGCTCATTAATTCTGGTATGTGGGGGAATAACGATATCGAAATTAATACCAAATTAGAGGATAACGGATTTGTATAATTGATTTGACTTTTTAAGATATTACATTATTCTACGATAGCAATACCGCATAGCCAATGCTGAGAACAACCTCCAACGGAGTTAAATATGGCTTACTACGAAGAAATAAATTTAGTCGCAGGTGACAGCAAACCCGAGATTAATTTCACATTAAAAGATTCTAACACCGCCGCCGCTGGTCTTACTCTAGACCCTGATGACTCAGCTACCTGGGGCATCATCGATATTTCCGATCCTACAGTTACAGTAAAATTTCGTGCCTTGGGTGGTTCAACTGTCCTAGATACGATGACGTGTATAAAAGTTGCTCCTACAGATGGAACATGCTATATGCCGTGGGGTACTGATACGCTGGATGTTGCGGCTGGTACTTACGAAGGTGAAATTTCATTAACATATACTAGTGGAGGTGTTTTAACTCTTTTTGATAGGCTTAAGTTTAAAGTACGGGATGATTTCTGATGTTAGGAAATTTTACGGTTGGTAATGCAGAAGTAGTAATAACGTACGTTAAGCCAGATACAACAGTAGATTATGTTGATCCGAGTATTGACATTTTCTTAGATTACGATAGTAAAAATAAGGAATTTCTTGGAGAGAACGGAGAGACTTTAACCCTTAGTGAGTCTTTTTCAAGTACTACGGCTTATATCAGAGCATTTACTGATAGTATAACACTTGTTGATGATCCGGATATTGGGCAGATACATAAAGAATATCCTGAGCATTCAGTTAGTATCGGAGATGAATTAGCAATACAATTTAATTTGTCGCTTACTGATTCTATCTCTAGTAGTGATGCAACTACCTGGACTATTGGCAAGAATTTTACAGAATCTATCA